AGGGACTTGAACCGGTATTGCTCAAACCCGGCCGCCTGAGTAGACAGCCAGGGGAAGAGCGCGGGATTACCCGGATTCACGCGATTGCGAGTAGCAACGAAAGTGGTAGAACCAGCAATCGAAGCCACACACTCCTCGCGACGCCGGATCACAACGGCGCCACCTGGGCTCCGAGTGATCTGCGGACGCTTCGTCGAGATAATCTCCGACGACGCCGCGGCGGCTGAGACAATAGTCCTCATGCCGCCATTGCCACCATTCTTTGACTTCCGCTTGGGCTTCGCGGATTGCTTTGGCTGGTTAGCTCCAGGCCCCTTGGGCTGTTGGTTCGATCGAACCATTGTGATTTCACGGAGTGCGCCTCACATGGGGCGGACTGTTCATCCCGGTCAACGCAGTTGCGCCGGCCCGTGCAGTCTCTAGACTCTACGACGCGCGAGAGAGTTCGCGCGACTTGGTACGGTTCAATTAAGGACTTAGCCGGCAGTCCATCGCCGCCAGCTTTCCGCCGTTTTGGGTCGTCTACAGACCGGGACTCCGCTAGCTCTAGGCCACGAGCTCAAGTGGGGTCCGCAGTTTAACGACTTGCTTAGGTCAGTGAAGTTCAGTGCCTCACGACACGGAACCCCGCGACGAGCTGAAGCTTTCGCAACGCCCGTCCACGGCTAGTCACAGGTGCATCACAGCGAGTCTGAGTGTGGATCACTCGAACGAAACTAACCGTATCCACGACTTCGCCATCAACCACAATATCCTTCTCAAGCTGTCTGGTGATCAGCTGACTCTTGAAGTACTTGCGGGTACGCACCTTCTCTCTTTTTGGCTCGGGGGCCTCAATTCCGCGCCATGGGGCTGCTTGATGATTGAACACTTCATCCAGCTCCACTGATCTCGAGGGACCGAAGACATTCTGAGCCACGGGGCCAGACATCCTCAGATCCGACAACTTTTCAACTGCAACAGCACGATGAAGATGAGAGACCTTCCACTTCCAATAGTCCGGGACAGGAACACCACAGCCACCAAGGCTTTCGTGAATGAACCAATTACGTCCAAGACTTTCCTCCTCAATCTCGGCGCGATGGAGATCAATAAAACGCCGAAGAACCTGCGCCTGCCGCGACTTCTCGCGCGGCGGAACCCAACAACCGCTCAAAACGTGTCCAACAGTTGAGAGACGAGACGCGACAGACGCGTCATCGTCCTGAACCGTAGCAACACGCATGACCTTATTGTTACCGAAC